ATAAACAAAATTAATTAAATTAGAATAGCTTACTTTTTATACAAATAAGTAATCACGGCGATAACACCTACCACAACGCCTATTTGTATCATTTTCTTTTTTAGTTTATAATAATCTTTGTCTTGTTCTTTGGAAGGTTTATATTTATCATAATATTTTTCTAAAGCAGTTTGTAAATCGTCTGTTTTCATATTGTTTTGCTTGTACATTTTATTAAATATATAATTAACCCATTTCATAAACGACAATCTAGAATCTAAATAAGGTGTCACTGGATAATCATCTATTAATTTAATAAAATCGTTGCCAAATGGCTTCATAGGTATAAAAAGTGGTAAGTTTTGAATAAAATCATAATATTTTTTTTTTGTAACATCATTTGGATGTTTTGGATAATTTAAAGCGATTGTCTGCATTGTAAAATGAATATAAGGCATCCATACTTCCTTATTAAAACTCATTTATATAGGAAATGATATAAAAATAATTTTATTTTTACATATAGAAGTTATGAATATAGTTAATAAAGTAAATGTAAATCAAATAAAAAATGTGTTTTGTACTAATTGTGGAAAAATGGGGCATCATTTTAGGTCGTGTAAAAAACCAATCACTAGTTCTGGGATTATTTGTTTTAGAAAGCGCAATCATAAAATAGAATATTTATTAATTTGTAGAAAAGATACATTGGGGTATATTGAATTTATGAGAGGAAAGTATCCCATGTATTTTAAATCATATATTATTAATTTAATTGATGAAATGACAATACAGGAAAAAAACAATTTATTAACTAAATCATTTGACGAATTATGGTATGAGTTATGGGGTGATTTTGTAAATTCAAAATATTCAACAGAAGGTAAGATTTCCAAATCAAAATTTAATCATATCATGGATGGTGTTAATAACTATGATTCGGAATATTATAAACTACGACAATTAATTGAAAAAAGCACAACTACATGGACTGAACCAGAATGGGGATTTCCAAAGGGAAGGCGAGAATATCATGAATCGGATGTAGATTGTGGTAAACGAGAATTTGAAGAAGAAACTGGTATATCACATACAAAAATAGACATTATACTAAATATAATTCCATATGAAGAAACATTTATGGGGTCGAATTACAAGTCTTATAAACATAAGTATTATTTAGCTTATATGAAAGATTTGGATAATTCGCATAATTTTCAGAAAACGGAAATTAGTAATATGAAATGGATGACTTATGAAAATGCTTTAAAACATATACGACCTTATAATAGCGAATTAATTGATATTTTTAAAAAAGTAAATGAGGTGTTAAAAGAACACTACGATGATGTATAATATATTATGTTTTGTGGATAATATGTTATTTATGCGACATAATATGTTATTTATGATTTTAATAGTTTAATCTAATATTATATTATATTAATAATGGAAGAAAATCTATACCCACATATTGAGTCAGATGACTTTAATAAAAAAATAACATTAAAGCGTGAATTTTCAACTACAAAAATAAACGGATATTCCAAAGAAGATTATAAAAATATAGAAGCAATCTCCGATAAATTATGTGCAGCAACAGATTTTGAATTATCCAATCATCAACAGTTTGTAAGAAACTTTTTATCATTTGAAACGCCATATAATAGTTTGCTTTTATATCATGGATTAGGAACCGGTAAAACATGTTCTTCTATTTCAATATGCGAGGAAACTAGAAAATATATGAAATTAATGGGGTATAATAAAAAAATCATAGTTATAGCGAGTCCAGTCGTTCAAGAAAATTATAAATTACAGTTGTTTGATCCTAGAAAGCTAGAAAAAATAGATGGGTATTGGAATATTAAGGCATGTACGGGCAATAAATTTATAGAAGAAATAAACCCTATGTTTACTAAAAACATTCCTCGTGAAAAAGTGATAAAGCAAATTAATAAAATTATAAAAAATTGGTATCAGTTTATGGGCTATGAAAAGTTTTCAAATTACATTACAAATATTATAAAAAAAGCAGCAATACGGTTAACAGACAAAGATTTAACGGATAAATCAAAGATTGAAATTATTGAAAGTGAATTTTCGAATCGTGTTATAGTAATTGATGAAGTTCATAACATTAGAACCGGCGATATTATGAAACGAACATCCGAACATTTTTTAAATTTAGTTAAATACGCCAAAAATACCAAACTTATATTATTGACTGCTACACCTATGTATAATGATCATCGAGAGATTGTGTGGTTGTTAAATTTAATGAATTTAAATGATGGTCGGTATATGTTAAAAGAAAAGGATTTGTTTGATAAAAAAGGCAACTTACGCGTCGATAAATCTGGTAAAGAAGTGGGAAAAGAGTTATTAATACAAAAAAGCACGGGATATTTTAGTTATGTAAAGGGCAACAATCCATTTATGTTTCCTTTCCACATTTTACCGGAAACAAGTGGGAGAGATGAATCATTGAAAATATTAAGCAAAAATAAAAGTTGGTCATATCCATCTCGTCAAATAAATGATTTAAAGATAGATATTCCTATACAACATTTAGACTTGTTTATTACAAATATTGGCGGAACGATACAAGAAAAAGCATATAATGTTCTTATTGATAAACTAAAATCGGATAATCCTATTTTAAAAAAGAAAAATGAAGGAATACAGTATACTATTATTGATGGTCCGTTGCAAATATTAAACATGGTTTATCCAACGGAAGCGCTGGAAGGTGATTCTAAAATTACAGCCGCATCGATTGAAAAAATGTATGGAAGTGATGGTTTAATGCGATTAATGAAGCGAGGAAAAAGTAAAAAGGATTATCAATACCGAGATGCTACACTAAAACAGTTTGGTAGGATATTTTCAGAAGAAAAAATTAAAACATATAGTAGAAAAATACACACAATTTTATCCGAAGTAAAGAAATCGAAAGGAATTGTAATGATTTATTCACAGTTTATAGAAGGTGGCTGTGTTCCTTTGGCATTGGCACTTGAAGAAATTGGTTTTGATCGTTCAAGTGGTAATAATTTGTTTAAAACCAAACCATCTACTAAACGATTTAAGTTTAAACATCGTAATGGTAAAGAGTTTTTTGGAAAATACGCAATGATAACGGGCGACCCAACTATCTCTCCCAATAATAAATTTGAACTTAATCAAGTTACCGGTCGCAATAACAAATATGGACAAGAAGTAAAAGTAGTGATTATTTCAAGAGCAGGTTCAGAAGGATTGGATTTTAAAAATATAAGACAAATGCATTTAATGGAACCATGGTATAACTTAAATAGAACAAACCAAACAATTGGTCGTGCGGTGCGTAATTTAAGTCATTGTGCACTACCTTTTAAGGAAAGAAATGTAGAAATATTTTTGTATGGAACGCAACTTAATGATGAAAACAAAACAGAGGCAATAGATATGTATATGTATCGTCTAGCAGAAAGAAAGGCAATGAAAATAACTGAAATAGCAGAAATCCTTAAGCAAAACGCAATAGACTGTGTGTTAAACAAGCAACAATTAAATCAGTATAAAAACAATGTTGAAATAGAATTATCAAGTGGAACTACTATTAAAGATTTTGATGTTAGGGCAAAAGACTATAGTTTTGCGTGTGAAGTAGGTAAATGTAATTATACATGTTTGTTAGATAAAGATGGTGAATTTAATGAATCGGTATCAGATAAATCCACATACAACGATTATTTTATAGTGTTAAATTTAGATGTGTTGCTTAAGAAAATACGCTTTATTTTTTCAAACAATTATGTGTTGCACAAGAGTAAACTGTTTTTGTTAATTAATCAATACAAAAAGTATTCAGATGAAGAAATATACATCGCGCTGGACATGCTTATTAATAATAAAAACGAATTCATTAAAGATCTTCTTGGAAGACAAGGTAAATTGGTAAATATTGGTGATTATTATATGTATCAACCAATTGAATTGTATAATAAGCAAATATCGTTGTTTAATAGAAAAACACCGGTTGAATATGAAAATGATAAGATTACAATGAGTATTCCTAAAATGGTTTATAAAAAAAAGGAGAATGATATTTCAATATTGGAAGAGATTGAGAAAATATATGATTTTTTAACGGATACTGATTTATCGACACCGCCTTTAAACAAAATAGAAATGCAAGGATATAAAAAGGTAATCTCTAGTATAAACAAACAATTAGGTATTGATAAAAAATATATGATTAGGTATGTTATATATCATTACATAGAAGAATTACCGTATCAATCTAAAAAAAGAATATTAAAATCATACAACTCGATAAGTAATGTTGAAGTTAAAAATATAATTAATAACTATTTTGACAGATATAGTATTGGTAAAAAAGATGATAAAGATGCTTTAGCAATTCCAAATGAAACAAATACATTAAGAAGCTATAGTTTTTATGTAGAGCAGGAAAAAGATAAATGGGTTGAAAATACCACCGATATAACCGCATTGACCAAACTTTTGATCAAAAGGTATAAAGTTGTTGATTGGAAAAGTAAATGGATAATTCCCGGCAAGGAAAAAAATATCCATTTTTATAATAAATTTAAAAGTGGGCGCGTGGTTAGTAAAATAAAAGAATTGGGAGAGAAAACAAAAAGTACTGGAAAACAATGTAGCGTGGGACAAGAAAAATCAAAATTGCAGAAAATTATGGAACAATTAGAAGAAATTTTAACGGAATATTTAAACAAAGAAAATAGTAAAGAAAAAATAGCAAATAAAGATGATAAAAAATATACGGCAAAGGACATTTGTAATACAATAATGCTGTATTCATATCATTTAACATATAAGTATGGAGAAAAATACAACTATACTTTACTAGAAAGTATTTTATATGATGTATCTTTGCTACCCGGGTTACCAGATGAAAAATCCGGTAAATTAGACAAAGATGGTAATACCGCCTTTTTGATTAATGCCACCAATTAATAAATTGAATTAATAATATTATTACAGTATTAATATAAAAATTTGTATTGATACTATATAATGAATGCTTCGAAAACAATAAAAAAAGGCTCGATTTATATTAAATCTATCTTGGTAAGAAAGATACATGTTGATTTTAAACATATCAATAGTTATTTAAAAGACCACATACTTACATTGTTGAAAGAAGAATACGAAGGTAAATGCAGTAAAGAAGGCTATATTAAAACAAATTCAATAAGTGTTATATCGCACAGTTCCGGCAATATACAAGGTAATACAATTATATTTGATGTATCATTTGAATGTTTAGTATGTCATCCAGTAGAAAACATGAAAATAAAATGTGTTGTAAAAAATGTTACGCGAGCCGGTATTCGTTGTGTTTACTATAAAGAAGATGAAACACCACTAGTAATGTTTATTGCTAGAGAAAATAATTTAAAAAATGAAGAGTTTAATAAGGTAAAAGAAGGAGATACCATTGTGGCAAAGGTTATTGGTATACGATATAAATTAAATGATGAAAATATATCTATAATTGGTGAATTACATGGAACCAAGAAAAATAAGCGAGCACATACAAAAAAAAATGTAAAATAATTAAAACACTGTAATCGTTAAAACACGCCATATATCATAAATCCCCATCATCATAAATAATTGTAAATATTAAAATAATATAAACATTTTTCTACTTTTAAGATTATATGATTAGTATGAATATTGCGGAAACCGCGACAACAACACCGTCTGAAAATGTTAAATATTCGGTAGAAAAACTAAAACAGTTAAAAAAAATAATTGATAATAAAAGTTCAGAGCATCATGAAAAGATATTGGAAATAATTGTTAAACACGATATTAATTTTTCAGAAAATAACAATGGTATTTTTTTATCTTTAAATAAATTACCCAATCATGTGGTGGATGAGATTGAAAAATATTTAAAATACATTGATGAACAAGAAAAAATATTATCTACAATTGAAACCGCACAAGAAGGGTTTGAAAAAGAATATTTTAACAAAACAACATAAACCCATTTCAATATGTAATTTATCACGACATGTCATCAAACGCACACTTTTATAAGCAACACCACACAAAGCAACACAACTCACATAAGCGCTACCCGAATAAAACACAACATCACAATACTAATTTAACATCGCCTCACGATATAGAAGATTTATTGATGAAACTTAATAAATATTCGCTAACAAATAAAAATATAATAGACAATGTATGTATTATTGAGCCACCTTCGCGTGCAAACCAACAAGAAACCGAAGTTGTAATAACAAAAAGAAAGGCGGATTATTATTATCCACCATTGGAATGTAAAGATACATTGTTTTGGTGTTGGGTTTCACATCATTATGGCGTTCAAGAGTATGAACTTAATAAAAATAATTTATATAACTATGAAACCAACCGGAAATTTGAATATGTTAGTTGTATCAGAAGTAATAAATTACTACTTAAAGCATTAAAATTAAATAGAACTAAGTTAGAGGAATCATTATTAGATGATGATGGTATTGGACTTGGTTTGTTTGTTTTTATTTGTTTGGTGCATAAATATAATGTTATTTACACTGACAACTATATGTATTATGAATATATCGACGACTTCAATACAGAATACATTATGATAAATAAAAGAAACAACAAGTATGGGCTATATGTTAAAGAAAAGATAACCAACGACAACATTGAATCATTTAAAAAAAATAAATGGGTGGTTGATTCTATCACCAAACCATTGCGAGCTGTTGGTAGTTATAAAGTAGGTGAAATAAAGGAAATATGTAAGTTGATGAATATTGATACAATGAAAAACGAAAAGAAAAGTTATACGAAAAACGAACTATATGAAAAAATTAAACAACATATTATGTAGTTGTGTGATTGTATAGTTGTGTGATTGTATAGTTGTGTGATTGTATAGTTGTGTGATTATGTAAAATTGATATGATAAATTTATTATTATTTTAATAACAAATTTATATTAAAATTTATATATATTTTATATATATTAATGAGCGAACCAACCTTTGCAACCAGTTTCACTGAATATTTAAAAAATTATACACTATCAAAAGATCAAACCGATGAGTTAGAATTGCGTTTTGGAACCAATCGCACAAATAAAATTACACGCATACATTTTGATAATGTTATTAAAAAACTTAAATTAAATAATTATGTATGTCAATTTCCCAATGGCCAATATCATTTAAATATACAAAATGAATTTTTAGATGAACAAACCGGTCGACTTCGGATGTCCAATATTAGAACTGAAATAAAAGGATTAATGAATATCAAAAAATATTGTTTAAAAAATGTGTTTAATTTAGAAATACCGGAACCTTACATAACTTTTATGCAAAAAAAAGCAAAAGAAATGACTGGCGGCGAAAGAGTTACTCCGCTAGACAGTATGGATTTTGAATTTCGTGTTAATTACAAAACAGAAACAAAAATGACTTATTCGCATCCTTTAGTTAGACGAATGTTAGATACTTGGAATAGCACAAAAAAAACATATCGATTGATAAAACGATTTACATTTGAAAAACAAGGCATCGGTAATCCACTTAAATTTGACTTAAGTATCGTTAAAACTTCAAAATGGGATTATAGAAATAGAAAATACATACCGGAATCTACAATACAAAAATCAAATGTCTTTAAAAACGAAGAACAATATGAAATCGAAATCGAATTGGTAAATCCCTATGCCAAACCAATGATGCATTTAGAGTTAAAAAAACAGTTAAACAGTGTTATAAAATTGGTTTTATCTGGCTTACAACAAACCAATTTTCCTATATCTTATACAGAACAAAAAGCCGTTTTATATAATTTCGTAAAAATGACAAGCAATAGCAAAAACGACACCCTGTTTGCTAATGATAACAAAGGTCATCGAATGAGAAAAAATAGAAAAAACTTTATAGGACCGTCTTCAATCACCATAGAAATGGAAAACGCAGCACCAAATATGACTGATTTAAATGTTCCAAATATTCACACGCCTTATACCGTAACGGATAAAGCAGATGGTATCAGAAAACTGTTATATATTGGACAAAAAGGAAAAATATATATGATTGATATCAACATGAACATTCAATACACTGGGTTATTAACGAAAGATAATGCTTATTACAATAGCGTGTTAGACGGCGAACATGTTGTGCATGATAAACATGGCAACTTCTTAAATTTGTATATGTGTTTTGATATTTACTTTAAAAATAAAGAAGATGTAAGGTATTATCCACTTGAATACATAGATAATCTTACATTTGATGATACAAAATATGATAAAGGAATCTCCAGATTAAGGTTATTAAAAGAGGTTGTAAAAAAGATGGATATATTGTCCATTATAAAAGACAAAAAGCCGTCTATGAAAATAAAAGCAAAAACCTTTTATTCAAACATTTATGATAAAAACAAATCCATAAACATATTTCAATCATGTAAAAAATTGTTATTGGGTATGGAAAATGGTACAATGTTTGAGTATGAAACCGATGGCCTTATATTTACTCCCATTGATAAATCAGTTGGTAGCAGCAAGTTAGGAGTATTAGAGAACAAGAAAACATGGAAACACAGTTTTAAATGGAAACCACCTGAATTTAACACCATTGATTTCTTGGTTGTTACCAAAAAAACAGAAACAGGTAAAGACGAAATCAATCATTTGTTTCAAGATGGAAATAATATGACTTCTGACACGGATATAATGCAGTATAAAACAATAGAATTAAGAGTGGGATTTAATATTAGTCAACATGGGTTTGTGAACCCTTGTCAAGATGTAATCGACGGTAATTATCCAGAACAAATCCGATACGATGAAGAAAGTTATAAGCCTGTTCCATTCTTTCCTACAGAACCCAGTCCAGATTTCAATGTTCACTTATGTAATATACCACTTGTTAGTGGAGAAATGTTTATTGAAGATAAAAGCGAAACATTTGAAGACAAAACCATAGTGGAATTTAAATATGTAAAAGAAAATGATAAGTATGCTCAATGGGTGCCGATTCGTGTTCGACACGATAAAACAGCCGATTATCGCAGCGGTAATCCTAATTATGGAAATGCATATCATGTAGCGAATGGTGTATGGAAATCCATTCATAATCCTATTACGCAGAAAATGATGAGCGGCGAAGGTGAGTTTGATTTGGAAAATAATGAAGTGTATTACAAGCAAACCAATAAAACAACTACAACACAGGGGTTGCGCGATTTTCACAATAAATATGTAAAATACTTGTTATTGACAAATGCTTGTAAAAACAAAGAAACGCTTATTGATATGTCGGTTGGCAGAGGTGGTGATTTATATAAATGGCATCAAGGTAATTTAAACTTTGTGTTGGGTATTGATTTGTCGAAGATGAATCTAGAAAATAGAAAAGATGGTGCTTGTGCACGATATTTAACATATAAAGGCAAGTATAAAAACGCACCGACATGTTTGTTTATTAATGGCAATAGCGGTATGAACTTGCGCAATGGAGATGGTGTGATAGATGCAAAAAGTAAATTATTGATGAATGCCGTAATTGGAAAAGGTAGTAAGGACAAGGGTGTATTAGGTAGAGTAGCATATGAAAATCATGGTGTCGGTCGTGATGGATTTGATATAGTGTCTAATATGTTTTCCACTCATTACTTCTTTGAAAATATTGAAGTATTAAATGAGTATCTTAGAAATATATCTGAAAATTGTAAAATAAATGGATATTTTGTAGGAACATGTTATGATGGCAAAAAGGTGTTTAATATGTTACAAGGTAAATCATATGAAGAAAGCGAATTTATAATGGAAGAAGGTGAAAAAGTATGGGAAATTAAAAAAATGTATACCAATGAAACTTTTCCATCTGATATGAATGGCGTTGGATTACGAGTCGATGTATATCAAGAATCCATTAACAAAATGTTTCCAGAATATCTGGTGAACTTTGATTATTTTAAAGAAGTATTGGAATTATATGGCTTTGAAGTAATTGATCCTACAGAATGTAAAGAATTTGGTGTATTTACTGGTATTGATTCGTTTCAACGGTTATTTGCTAAAATGCAGAATCATGTAGAGAAAAAACAGTTGCATGTAAAAAAAATAGGAACAGCACTAGAAATGAGTGATTACGAAAAAAAGGTGTCGTTCTTAAATAATTACTTCATATTTAAAAAGGTCAGAAATGTAGATGCCAGTAATGTATTTAAAATACAAATGGAAAAAGCTAATGATGTATCTATACAAAGCCGGCAAAAATTACAAAAAATGAAGGCAGAATTAAAGGTAGTTAAGCGCAATGTAGTTAAGCTTAAACGCAAGATAAAATTAAAATAATTAACAACAAAGTATTAATGTAATATTAACATAAGATAAACACAAACATAAGTTAACACCATATACTTATAGCACAAACCACCGCAATAAAATTGAATTAGCATAATATAATATCATTTTTATATTAAAACTTAATATAGTAATATAACAATGAATAAAACAATTAATTATGAGTCAATGAAGCTACCAGAACTAAAAAAATATTGTAAAGAAAATCAAATAAAAAAGATAAGTGGATTAAAGAAAAAAGAGATTGTGAAAAAGATTGAAGACGGTTTAAAGGTTACCACACAGCAAACACAGTCTTCTTCTACTCATCCTCCTCATATTCCAGTTTCACATCCTCCTGAATTACACCAACTCGTAGATAAAACCGTGCTCGAAAATGGCAATATTGTAATTTTAAATAATGATTGCATGGCGGAGTTAAATAAATTAAATGACAATAGTATTGATTGTGTTATTACAGACCCACCGTATTTTATAGATAAACTAGATAATACATGGTCTTCAGATATGGTAAACAAAGATGTAAAAAACAGTCATGTCAAACATTTGCCAAAGGGTATGAAATTTAATAAATCACAAGTGAAATCACTATACGATTATTATTTGGAATTGTCGAAGTTATTGTTTAAAAAAATGAAACCGGGTGCTTATTTCTTGTCATTTTCATCACCAAGGTTGTATCATGCGATTGCGATGAGTTGTGAAATTGCGGGATTTGAAATAAGAGACATGATAAATTGGACTTACACGCAAAGCATGCCCAAAGGCATGTCTATATCACATGTTATAAAAAAAATGAAAATAACAGAAGAAGAAAAAGCCAAACTGATAGAAGAATATAAAAATTACAAAACACCACAAATCCGTTCTTGTTTTGAACCAATATGTGTTGCGATGAAGCCAATAGGTAAATTAACATTTATTAAAAATGAGCTACAATTTAAAACTGGATTACTGGATTTTTCGCAAAAGGTAGGAGTAAATGGTGACAGGGTTCCCGCCAATATAATAACAACAGAAGAATACAATGAAACATATGATAAAAATTTCTTGGTGTCGAAACCTTCTAAAAGTGAAAAAGGAGAAAACAACACTCATATTACGGTAAAGCCAGTTGAGTTAATGGAACATTTAATACGATTATTCAGTAAAAAAGGTTCACTTGTTGTTGACCCATTTTTAGGAAGCGGAACAACTGCCGTGGCATGTAAAAATACAAATAGAAAATGCGTGGGTGTGGAAATAAATAAGGAATATTATAATATTTGTGTAGATAGATGTAGTAAATAGTAAATAGTAAATAGTTGACATGCAAATAAATTCAATGGAATATTATCATATTATCAGATATTATCAAATACTTTTTTATAATTTTCTATTTGTTGGGGTGTTAATAGTATTTCTTTATTTTTTATCATTTTCAACAACTTATGTGGACATGGAAATTTGGTTAATGTATCGATAAAGATGTAATCATCTCGGTATCGTGCTTGGATGGGTGGCTGTAGCACCAAGTTTTTCGACGAACTATCGGTTGTTTCTGGATTTTTATGTCCAAGTTGCCACAAATGACTTGGTATATCAATATAGTCTGCTTTGATAGTTGATTTTATTTGATTTATTTCTTTGTGTTTATCTTCTTCGGAACCAGAATATTCAAAATTCTTTCTCATTTTATACTTATTGGATAATTGATAGGGATACACAATATAAGATCGACCTTTATCATGTAAGTCGCTGCTTGATTTTACGCCTCTTTGACTTACTTTATTAAATTGTTGTATTATATCGTTTGATTTAATATTGAATTTAACTTTAATTTGTTCGCAAACTTCTCTATTAAAATAGTAATATTTGTATGTAGTCATTAAACACCACGCTTTTCCAGTGGAAGAAGATGGTTTTGGTGTTTTTATTTCATTTGCTGCACAAAATGATTTAAACTCATCTGGATAATCCTCAGGTAAGGTATCCAGTAAATCAACATTAAATAAGGAATAGTTGTCTGGTTCAATAATAACACCGCTCATTGTAGTTATAGTATGTATATGTTATAATTTTTTGTAATCAATTTAATTATAAAATAATATAAAATAATATAAAATTACAACAATAAATAATATAGAATACATATATGTTATATTATTTATTACCAGATTGTAACCATATTTTAAAGTCAGGTGATATTAAGATAAAATTTATAAATAATGATGCGAATAAGGAACACAATGAAACATCATCTCCCGTTTATTTAAGCAAGTCATTGCATAAATATTTAAATAATTCAAAAAAACTGATTGATGACAATTATAAAGATTGGGACATTATGAAACGATATACAAATCCATATGAATTTATACATACTTCGTTACCATTCGCAAATTATTCAGTTGCCAAAGAAAAGCCGGTATCTCGTGCTTTTTATAAATTAATAGAGATATACAAACATTTTAATATACTAAGCAGTTATAATAGTTTGAAAAGTTTTCATTTGGCAGAAGGTCCGGGTGGGTTTATTGAAGCAACTGCATATATGAGGCGAAATCCATATGATACATATTACGGCACCACGCTAATAAATGATGATGACTATAATATACCTGGTTGGAAAAAAAGCGAACACTTGTTTAAAATATATAAAAACATTGTAATTGAAAATGGTGCTACCAATACAGGAAACTTGTATAGTGTTGCGAATTATAAATACATGGCTGAAATGTATAAAAACAGTATGAATATTATTACTGGTGATGGTGGGTTTGATTTTTCTGGCGATTTTAATAAACAAGAAAACAACGCATTCCGTCTTCTTTTTACACAAGTCGCGTATGCAATAGTTATGCAAAAGTATAATGGTGTGTTTATTTTGAAAATCTTCGACATATTTCTTAAAAGCACCTCTCAATTGATATACTTATTGAATTGCTTTTATAAAAAGGTGTATATAGTTAAACCAAATACAAGTCGTCATGCTAATAGTGAGAAATATTTGGTATGTAAATATTTTAAATTTAGTGATACATCTTCTATATACAATCGTTTTCATGATATACTGCATGTATTAGATACCATTGATTTTGATAAATATGAAATAACAAGTATATTAAATGTGGAGTTAAATACATATTATATTAGTAAGTTAAATGAAATAAATACAATATTTACTCAACAGCAAATCGACAACATTTTAAATACTATTAAACTGATTTATTACAAGGATAAATCAAAAGACAAACTGGAAATTATGAAAAATCAAAATATAAAAAAATGTATGACATGGTGTACTGAACATCGAATTCCCTATAATAATAACTACACATCTACTAATATTTTTTTAACAAATAAAAGCTGAAAATAATAATATTAAATAGTAATTTACTAATAATATTATTAATGGAAAACATTACAAACCCTAACTTAAAATCGCATATTGAAATTATTCAACAGCAAAATGTTTTGATTGAAAAGCTACTAACTAGGGTAGAGCGATTAAAACACAGAGTAAGTGTTGTAAAAAAAGAAACTCAGCATTTTAAAAACCAGTGTAAAAGTGCTACAACCGAAGTCGAATTATATAAAAACTATTGTAAAAATGTAAAACACATAAAATGGAGTGATTAGTTAAACCATTCTACTAATTTTCTTGCGAATTCACCATCCGATGGGTAATGAATTCCCGCTTTAATTCTACAATCATCACATTGTAAAGCTATATCATATAATAATTGTGTTTTTTCAGGGTATTTTTTTGAAAGTGTTTTTGCTAATAGGTGTGCTTGATATGCGTGTCCAGCTGGAAAAGCGGGTGTTTGTGCAGTATTTATATTTATAACATTTAAATCAGGGTTTAATTGATATGGCCTTCTTCGATTGATAAGATACTTAAAAAATAATATGATGTGATTTTGTTTTGTTTCTATAATAGTGAGTTCGTCTCGTGTTTCTGAAACATGATTCACAAATGCTTCTACCACTGATTTATTTGTTTTATGAAAAAACGCAATATCGTTTGGTGTTCTATTCGCAACTGCTTTTTCTACTTCGGCTAATTCCATTTCATTATTTGGATAAAAAGGGAGAGATGGTAAATATGGATTATACCCATTAAATAACCCTATGTAAATAATGTATACTACCAGTATAAATATCGCTTTTTTAATGTATTGTGTATTTATATTATTTAATAACTTCATTTTGTATGTTGTGTTATATATTTTATATGTATTAATAAAATATATAAATTGACTAAATAGTACCACTAAATTATTGTAAGTAATCCAACTATTCAACATTAGCATATTACACTAACATACTACACTAACATACTACACTAAACATAATACACTAACACGCTGTTGCAAAATGAGTGAAAACAAACCAATACAATTAGGTCTATGCTGTTTAAATACGGTGCTTCGTGCTCAAAAACCCACAGTATTTTCATCAAGAAAAATGGTTGTAAAAAGTGTTAAAGAAAAGGGTATCGATGCGTTAAAGGAGAAAATCATACAAAACTTAAAAGACACTCTGGTGTTAATCGATTATAATGAAGCAAATGGCATTAAAGTGTTTCGACTTAGTAGTGAATTGTTTCCTCATAAAAGTAACCCACAAGTAGAAGATTACGACTTTGATTTTGCAAAAGATTTATTGCGACAAATAGGAGAAAAAGCAAGAAAATATAACCAGAGAATTACATTTCATCCTGGACAATACAATGTGCTTGGTTCTCCAAATAAAAGTGCGATAGAGCATTCTATTTGTGATTTAGACTATCATGCTACGGTGCTTGATTTAATGGGTATGGGCGATGATTCGGTTATGGTAATACATGGTGGAGGAACATATGGAAATAAAAAGGAAGCGATGAAGCGTTGGTGCGAAACTTACTTATCTCTCCCAAATCACATAAAAAAACGATTGGTATTGGAGAATTGTGAGAAATGCTTTTCGATAAAAGATTGTTTAAAGATATCAAAAAAAGTAAAAGTTCCTGTTGTATTTGATACGCATCATTTTGAATGCTACAAAATACTACACCCTGATGAATTCTTTTATAAACCCGAAGCATATATTCCACTTATACTACACACATGGAAACGACGAAATATAAAACCGAAATTCCATGTTAGCGAACAAGGAACTGGAAGATGTGGTCATCATAGTGATTATATTGAAGTTATGCCGGAGTATTTGCTTGAAATCCCTGCTAAATTTAATACGCATATCGACATTATGATTGAAGCAAAAATGAAAGAACAAGCAATCTTTAAATTATACGAAAAATATCCGGCGTTAAACTGTAAAATACATAAACCATAAACTAAACATAAACCAACCTAAAGACAAACTAAAGACAACCATACAAATAATATAGTGTTTTTATTTTGCTTTTATTTATTGCCACAAAATGCTAAATATTGTGATTATTTATTAACGCGATACGGTGCGTTTGGATCTACATAATTATTTAAAGGTACGATGTAATTATTATAGCGTCGTCTTAAATTGATGTTGGGCAAATTTTGACGATTGGTAGTAGTAGTTGTAGTATGGGTATTTGTAGTATGGGTATTTGTAGTATGGGTATTTGTAGTTTGTTGTGTGGGATGCGAATAAGATGACGCGCGATGTCTATAAACATTGTTGGGTAGATGTGTATGATTACTCGGTGTTGTTTTTTCTTGCAATGGTTCTATTTTTCTACATATTGGACACCTATTGTCGCGTTCCAACCATTTTAATATACAATTATTATGAAAGCAGTGATTACAATTTAATCTTTTTTTTTCTTGTGATATCATATTTAAACAAATAGAACATTGATCGGGTGTATAAAAATAATTATATACCACATCTTCTTGATTTAATTGTTTTAATTGATGATTTTCGGGAGAGATAGGCGGGGATTGATAATTTGGCATTCCTTTTTCTATTAACCCGGCCCGTCTTGCAAGTCTTGACTGTGCTATTGACATCATTTTTATAACATCGATGTTTTTAAATACAAAATCTCCATACTCTCCTTTTGATGTTAATGAACCTTTACAGTATGTATCGTCATGCTCTGTAATTGTAAAATAATAATTTCCATTGGGAATCACTTGTCCATTTTCATCGCACATACTTTCAGAACAACTAATTGTTGTTTTAAATGATTTATCTTGTTTACTACCGACTTGTTTATTTGTTTTACTTTGGAGCCCTTCCATTTCTATTTAACAAAAAAAAAGATAATAATCTTTGTATTTTAATGTATTAAACTAGTAATTACTTTCTCTCCCAAAACGGCTGTTGCACAAACTGAAACACTTTAGTCATCATACATTTGATGAAGTCATCTTTACACATATCCAAGTGTTCGTCTACCATGTCTTCTAAATCATCTAAGTCGCAATCTTCACTATTATTATAAGCATCAATATGCTTATGTATGCGTTCATCTATTTCAGCTAAACATTTGTATACAAACAAGTCTACTTCTCCATTTTGTATCATTGCAATTGATTTACTTGCGTTTTTCTTACGAGTTGGTTTGGCTTGTAAGTAAAACACTAAACTAAATAGTATTGGATAGATAAAGCAGCATCCATAATCGTCATATACTTGGAGATTTACACCTAAATAATTGTGCGCACTGGTTGTATCATACGCAATCGTTTGATTTGTTATTTTGTTTTTATTACAATACATTTCAAACGACGAAATCAATTTTTTTACAATGATAAAATCAAGTGGTTCAGCAAGGGTTGTTTCTTTAAACCCTTTTTTCACCTTTTTACTATGCGTTGTAGTTAATTCCAATGCGCCTCCATGTGAGTTAAAGCATACTGCTTTATAGTGTTTCTTTTTCGCCGAGTTTTGCTTTGTAGGCAGTAAAATCATCAAAATAGCATGATTGGAGTATTCTTTTTCTTCAGTACAATATGAATAGTTTTCAACATCTAACGAAACCGCGACAATTTTGTTTTCATCCATCGCGTCAGACACATAATCGTTGAAATTACACGAATATGCGTATGTAGTTGTTTTTTTTCTTACTACTTCGTCGTCAATGTAATCTACTTCTAGTTTGTTTAAACTATGTTTTCTACCATATAACACACTATTGACATCTATTTTTAAGTTACATTGCAGAATATTGCTTTTTTTATCAAGCACACGAGCAATTTTGTGCGATTGAAAACAAAAGGCGGATTCGGTATCATCTGACGAGAACCCATAATCAAACGCGTCGGCATACAATTTTTCAAAGGTTGTGGGGGTGGTTTGGATGTCTTTAAATGATAACATAATGTAG